AGTGTGGTGTAGCAGTTAGTTAGAGCCACGCTTTAACCTCATCTCTGCCTTTGGCAGTATCGCTTTTTCAAGTTGCGGTAGCGCCGTTGCCGTTTCTTTTGGCTTAGGCTTTCTGCGCAAAATCTTCTTTATTATTTCCAATGCTCTTGATGTCTTTCATCTAGCCAATACGATTTTTGATGCGGTAAAACTGCGCCTGTATTAACGTGGATTGGAAAACCTAATGAGCGAATTCTACGCGAAAAGAGTAAATCCTCACCGATCCATTCGCCGTTGATAGGCCCATCAAAGAACCAACACCAATCTGTACCTTGATGTGGATCGGCGTTATCTCGCATTGCTTCAAGCACACTTCGGTGAACTAGCAAGCATCCTGTTCCTGCGGCATCAATTTCAAAGACTGAATTCTTGTCATAATTGTAAAGAGGTAGGAATCCTTCAGGAACATCTTGAAAGATTGCTGGCACCGGCTTTGGGTATAAAGCACCCTCAACTCCGAATCCTGCGAAAACTAATCCCGCCACTACTGGGCGCTCTTTATCGTGTGCGGTTTCAATTAACTTATCGAAAGCATCGAGCGTTAATTGTTCATCGCTATCAAGGAAGAGAAGCCAATCAGACTTCGTTTCCAAAAATTGTTTTACTACTCGGTTGCGCTGCTTTGATAGCAAGCCTGAACCTTTGACCCTAACAAACGGCCCTAGTCTTGATGACCTTGCCTGAACTAGCTGAATCAAGCGATATGCAAAAGCCCCATTGACCATTCCTGGGTCGCACGATCCGATTGAAACTGTATGACCTGACTTCATTGATTACCCCGAATCAGTAAGAAGTGTGGGTGAGGTTAATCGGGGGGAACTAACCCCACCCACACAATTTGTTACTTTCTCAGATTAGAAAGTTGGTGCTACTAAACCAGTGCCTGAGATGATTGAGGCAGCAAGTGGGTAACGCTCAGCCGATGCCGCTGCGTATCCGTAGATGACTGACTTAATCTGCAACTTGTCTGCGCCAGTTGCATCGAATGACAATGCGAATGGTGCGCCAGGTTGTTCCCAAAGGTGGAATTCAGGTGCTGAAACGCAATAGATTTCATCCTGGTTTGTTGCTGCTCCAAGATTTGTCAAAACGTTTGCATCTGCGATGATAGGCAAGCCCATCAACTGATAGCCAGTGTTTCCATAACCAACTACACCTGCACCTGCGGCAACTCCGTTCATAGTGCCGTTAATTGCTGGCACTACTAATGGGCGGCCTGTGGTGTCTGTTGCAGCGAGAAGGAACGCTAGACGGCGTGGGTGCATTACCCAATGTGTTGGTGTAACAAATGCGTTTGACTGAATTTGCTGAATCGCATCTGCGAGCTTTGGATAGAGAAGTGCAACTGTTGGTGTTGTCGCTGTGAATGTGATTGCGTTTCCACCTGAAGCACGAAGGCCCTTGATTGTTCCTGAAGTACCTGCACCATTGAGGATTTGGTTATCAAGAGTTGTGTGCCAAGAACGGATGAGGTCAGCGATGATGAATGAATCAACACCTGTACCGCGCTCGATTGCCTGACGTGATACATCTTGCTGTCCAGCGATTGTACGAACGTTGATTGTAAGTAGTGTGTCATCAACATCTGTCTCTGATACTGCATCATTCTGTGTTACCTGTACGGCTGTTGATGATCCTGTTGTCATACGAGAGATATTCAGGGTCATACCAGCAGCAGGAAGTGTGTGCTTTGTTGTTGCGAAATCCGCAGTTGGTCGGCCAGCGCGTGCGAGAGGTGCAGCGAGATCGGTTAGGTACTGAGGAACAACAAGACCTGCGAAGTTAGATGTATCAACATCACGGCGCTCAATTGCATCTTCGCGTGTGTGACGAGCTAGGCGCTCTTTCGCAGCATAATCTCCACGAATTTCAGCAGCATAAACATCCTTCACGAATGAGTTTTCTGAACGCTCTGAGTATGTGCGTGCCTCAGAAACAACCTTTGCTCCACCAACTGCTGCTGGCATTGCGATTGTTGCTACTGCTGCGCGTGCTTCGTTTGCCTTTGCATCTGCATCAGCCTGTGTCTTGAACTTTTCAATCTTTGAATCTAGTGAGCGTGACTCTTCTACGAGAGCATCAACCTTTTCGGTTTCTTCTGCGGTAAGGTCGGTACGATTCTCTGCTGCTACTGCTTCGAGAACTGCATCCATTTCAGCCTTAACTGCATCACGGCGCTCAATTACTTTGTCAAGAAATGACATTTGTTTTGCTCCTTATGAGTTTGGTTTTTGGTTGAGGTGGTGGCGATGATTCTTCACGGCGCTTTTAGGGTGTGAGATTCGCTCCGACTTCGATCCGCAGATTTTCTGCGGAAAACTATTTTGTGTTGTTGATAATTGCTTTGGCTAAGCGCAAAGAAATCTTGCGTGTTGCTTCCTCAGTTGCTTCAGGCAAAGGTGAAATATCACGCAATTCGGACATCTTGTGACCTACCAAAGTTTCAGTAGCTCGGTATCCATCTCGGTATTCTTCATAAACACGAATCAAAACCGCAGGATCGCCTTCTTCGGCAGTGATAGAGAAGTCTGAACCAGGGATGCCTAGCACGCCTTCTTCCATAATGTGTTCGATGCGACCCTTTGCGGTACCACCGCTTGAATCCCATTCAACATAATCTCCGATTGCTGCGCGAGTTGATTCTTCTTCTTCCTCATACTCGCCTTCGCCCATTAAGAGAGCCATCATCTCAACGGCTCGCATAACGTATTCGTGACCTTCCTTGAGGTCGCTAAAGACTGTTTGAAGCACTGCCAAAGATTCGCCGGTAACTTCGCGACCTTCTTTGACTGCCATAATTGCCTTGCGGAGTTCTTCACGCGCTTCAACTGAAGTTGTTGGGTAAGCAGGATATGTGACAACTGAAACGTCACCATCTGCAAGCGAGAGTTCGGTGAGAACGCGCTCGGTGCGGTTCTCATTCCACTTTTGACGAATGACACGGAAGGCAAAGCTCATCTGATCCAAGTCTCCGCGCTGAACCAAGGTATAGAGGTCGCGACCTTCTTGTGTGTCTGCGATAATTGCATCCATATAAAGACCACGCTCATCTTCATTAAGATAAAGCGTGCCATTCTTTGTGCGAGCTAGTGGCAAACCTTCGTGGTTGATAAGCAACCGCACATCGGGGGTTTCGCTTAGGGTCTTGCGGAAAGCGCCAGGTGCGATTCGCTCTACGAATGGCAATGGCACTGAATTATCGTTGAAAACTGCGGCATATCCTGAAAGGCGCATAGTGCCATCGTCTGCTTGGCGTGCCTCAACATCCTGCACTGTATAAGTACGGCGTTCGATTTTTTTGCTCATTTTGCTCCTTGAATCGGCCTCAGCATCTAAGGCATCAATTTTGCGCTGCGCCCAATTTTGCGCTCTGTCGCTGAAGTTGGAATCTCCACCCCAAAGTAACCAGGCAACTAAACCCGCGCCTGGGTATTGGGCATTGGATGGATCATTATTTTTTGGTGCTTGTCCATCAACTTGATGGCGTGCAAACCAAGGTGCCATCTTGCGCACCTTGTTTTCTGAAATTCGACCTGCTGCCATTTCACGAGCTTCTCGCTTTGTGGCATCGGTAAGACCATCTCCCCCAAAACCTTCTTGTAGGTATTTCAACCCACGCTCTGCATTAGCGCGAATGAAGGAAGGAACTGATAAATCAACTGCCCGAACTTCGCCCAGTGGCTCCATATCTTCGGCAATGGAAACTGCAACCATTTGAGCGATTGCATCATCCTTTGTATCGTGACACCCGATAGTGGTGAAAGAGCCGTCTGACTCTTCTTTCACTGTTGCCCAACCTGAGCAATCTGATTGGCTATCACTAATTCCGTATGGCATTTGATCCCTTAAAGCATCGCTAGGATTTCAGCATCATCTTCGACAATGGAGAAATCAATCTGAGATATTGCGCTTGCATAGGCTCCACCTAGTAGGGCATCTGCAAATCCGTAATGAACCTTTGGTAATAGGGGTTCAATCACCGGAATTTCTATTGAAGGCATTTGCAGATTCGGTTGAACGAATTGCATCAAAGGATTGCCGAACGATCCACCCTCAGTTTTTGAGACTGTGACAATCTGCGCTGACAATCCACCAAGGTTCGCCGTAGCGGTGGCGGTGATGTTATCTGCTGCCGTTGCGTTTGCCGTTAAACCACCCAAGGAAACGTCACTTGAGGCGATTACAGACACGATTGCGGTTGCGTTAGAGGAACTACCCCCAAGTGGGGCGTTCGCGGCTGTAACGTTAGTTACAAGCCCTGTGGCGGTGCCTGTAGCCCCATTTAGAGGTGCGCTGGCAGAGACTTCTTGAATCGTGATGCTTGAGGCGCTGCTTGTGAGTGCGCCAAGGATTGAAGTTCCTACGCCATCTGAGGTAAAGGCAAAGCCTGAGCCATCGAGTCCGAAGCCTTCATTATCTAAAGGTGAGACATCCAGCGTGAAGCGCAGGAAACTCATTTGAGATTAGCTCGCTACAGTGAGGCTTACAGTGAGCGATCCACTTGGAATCGTGTAGGTATCACCTGCGGTGTAAGGGTTGCCTGTGATTGTGCCTGAGAAGAGGAAGTTTCCTGTAGTTAAAGAATCCCAAGCGGTGAAATAGGTGGCATCTTGGGAACCTGCAATGTTTGTCCAAGTAATCGCTGCATCGCTTGTGAGTGATCCACTAGAGGCTGCTGAAAATGAAACCGACTTGCGAGTTGTCTCTGTAGCAGCATTGGCAGTGCCATTCGCGCCAGGGTCTGCAACGTGTAGTTTTACATACGCAGTGCTGACTGAAAACGCGGTGGCATTGCCCACTGAATCAAGAAAAGCATTTGCAAGGTAAGTGCTGAGTCCAGTTGCCATTATTCGCCATCCTCAATTGTCTGCTCGATGATTTCTGAAATCTTGCCTTCTTCATCACGAACAACCTTGCGAACAACACGCTTGCGTTGTTCAACATTTTGAATGTTAATCACGGCTGGCTCTACATTTACATTTGGGGCAGCAACATTTACTTCAGGTGACTCGACATTTATGCGAGTTTCAGGAACGTTCACGATTGTGTCGGGAACATTCACATCAACGAATGAGCGAGAATTCACCTCATAGGCTGCCTGTGGGTTGCCTGGGTCAATCGTAGAGATTTGCTGCAACTGAGTTGAAGGTACGCCTGTGTGCTTTATTGCTTCCATACCAATTGTTGAAAGAACCTCGGCAGGGTCAAATCCGACCTGAATCAACTTAGCGATGATTTCGGTGCGTAGGTTTAGGCCCACATCCTTAGCATCTTTGGCATCAATATTCTGAAGAGGTACTCGATACTGATCCCCATCTTCAATCGGGGTCATATCTTCCATCGAGCGCACATCGTTGAGGCTCATAAAGCCTTCACGCAAGCCCTTTGTATAGGCATCGAAGCGTTCGATTGTGGTGCCACGAAGTAGAGCATCAAGATTGAAGCGGATGAAGGCATCCTGCTCAGGAAGCAAAGTTGAAAGTGCTTGCTCGATACGCTCCAGGAGTGGGCGAAGTGAGTGCTGCACGAAAGAAAGATTTTGAGCTTCAACGCTTGCAAAACTCATTGCACCTGCTACTGGGTGTCCAAGTAGTGAGATAGGTACGTTGAAGATTCGAGCGATTTCTTCCACGCCAAATTTACGAGCTTCAAGTAGCTGAGCATCTGAAGCGTTGATTGCAAGAGGCTTGAAAGAACCGCCACCTGTAAGGATGCCAATTTTGCCAGCCTTGTATGGGCCTGAGTGAGCGATATTCCAGTTGATTGCTAAATCTTCAACCTGCTCCTGATCCATTTCGCCAGGCACTTCGATAACACCGCCTGGGTTAGCAGCGTTTCCAAAGTAGGAAGCGGCATAGGTATCGGCAGCGAGAGCGCCACCAACGACCATTCGGCAAGCCT